GTGGAGCTGCGCTTCGTCAAAGACCTCGTAGACCCCGTCCCCAAGCTTGTAGGCAGGCAGGAGGTCGATGGCGTAGGAGTCGGCAACATCAGCGAGGGAGCCTGGAGAGTTGGCGGGCTTGCGGGCAGCGAGGGCAAGGCAAGCCTGCAGCTTGACGGGGTCCTTGAGGTAACCCAGCGGAGTGATGAGGTTGCCGCAGAACTCTGGCCAGGAACCAGTGCATTGCGCAAAGTGTTGCGGCTTGGACTGCAGTGTGAACTTGTCCACGAGCGGTTTGAACGACTCGCGCTCGGCGGGTTCACAGTCGATGGCGCAGTCATCTCCAGCGTACACCTGAGCGCAGCCAGCAGGGATCTCAAAGCGTGCATGAGTGTAAGCGATGTTGCACTCAGTGTTCGCGTCAAAGGTGGGGCCTTCACCGGTGAGGCGCATGATCGCCAGGGTGCCCAGGAACATCTTGCTGTCAAGCTTCAGCCGGATGTAAAGCTCGACGACCTCCTCGGGTATACCGAGGTGCAGCGCCTTAAGGACTTCAAACTGCAGCATGGCGCCGTCCTGACTCTGATCGTACGCCGTGAAGTCGTTGGTGTAAGCTCTGGTAGTGAAATCCCAGTGCGCCTTGGTCCAGGAGGCGATCTGCTCCTGACTCCGCTCGCAGTTTATCAGTATGTGGCTAGGCTGCCAGGTGTCACGGAGGCGGCGCATGTACCTAGCCATAGTCCCGAAGAGCATTATCGTGGGCTGGTAGAAGGCGGCGATGGTTTGTCCCGCTTTGACCTCATTCGTGCCTATCTTGTCAGCTTTCTTGACCCACTGGGACTTGAGGAAGATCTGCATCTTGTTGGCGCCGAAGTCGGGGCTCTGCCTCAGCATGCCGTTGCGCAGTTGTTGGTGTGACTTGGCGAGGTACGTCTTTTGAACCTCGTCGGCGCAGGCCCACCAGAGATCTGGGTTGAACCGCTGCGGGTCGGTGGGGACGTTCATGGCGCGTCGGTAAGCCAGCCAGAGCACGTCACCAAGCGGGCGCTTGGTCTTAAATTCCGCCCAGTTGTCCTTGACCGTGGACGTGCGCAGGCGCTTATCAATTGTAGCCCAGAATAGGGTCTCGTCTTTGGCCTGCTGGTGCTGGAAGGCCTGGATGTACGTGTCCTCAGTCTGGATGCAGTTGGAGTGCCCGGTGGTCGGGGAGAAAATCTCCCGATCATGCTTTTCCGCAAGAGGCTCGACTAGGCGCTCGACGAGCTCGACAGGGTTTGAGACGGGGAGGTGCGTGGGGGGTGGTGCTGGGTCCGTGGGCGCTTCC